TCAAACCTGCAGCGTGATGTCGGTGTAGGGCCCGGCCCCGTAGCGAGCCGACATTTGGGCAACTTCCACCCGGAACGGCGCAGTCCCGACTTCGGCGGTGGCATCTGCACTGGCATAGCTCCACTGTGCGCTGGTGGTCGTTTCCTGACGGCGCACGGCCCCTGTCTGTATCACACGTACCATATATTGTTCGGTTTCTTCACTCAAAGGCACATCCGCATCGGCCCATAGATCACCATCAATGCGCGTGCACCGAATCCAGTTCAGGGTCAGGCCCGTCGGGGTCACGTCCGCCCGCAGATGGGCGACGGGATATGGGCGCAACCCGTTACCCTGAAAGACATAGGAGGCATATTTGAAAGCTGGCGAATTGATCGTGCTTTTCGTGGGTCCATAGCGGTAGTGGCGTGTGTTGCCGCGTGCCGCACTCGGGATTGCGATCTGCTCGGGGGTGCCATCCAGCAACACGACAACTGACCCTTCCGGCCAGACATCCGGCATCACCCCGCGACTACCCGCCTGCCCCCGCAACAGCCCATTCAGGGCAAAGCGATTGTCGCCCAATGCTGTTGCTGTCTGAAATTGCACGACTTCCCACAAGTCGGCTGTGCCGTCCCCAATGGCAAGGCTATTGGCCCCGTTCAAGACCGCCTCGACCGAGGCAGAGCTGAGCGCGCCATTGATCAGTTCTATTGTGAAATCAGCCTGCCGATCCCAAATTCCTGCGGGGCCGCGCAGCAAGGTGGTTTGCGTCAGCCCCACGGTTGACGGTGCCCGGATCAGATCTTGCAAGACATAGCCGCTGTCTTGCGATGACCCGTAAAGTGCGACGCTGCCCGGCCATGGTGCCCCTGCGGCCGCAACATGCGGTGATGTGGGCATTTCATCGCCCGTAATCAGGGGCAGATCCATGAAAAACATGTCCACAGGCACCGGTCCGACAAAGGGTTTCAGCACCGGGGATTCGTCCATTGATCGCTGCTGCCGATAGGCTTCGGGATCAATCCGCGTGGCCTCGATCAGCCGCAGCCCTGCTTCTTCGACGCGGTCAACACGGTAGCAGCCCGCGTGGTCGACAGTTTGTAGCGATACGGTATCACCCGCATTCACCTTGCATTGCGAAGGTGGGAGCGCAAATTCGACCGTATCGCGTGCAATTCGGGTTTCCTGAATCCAGCGGTCCACGGTTTGCCGCCCTTCGTTGCGGGTCAGGGACAATGACACCTCTGACCTTGTGACACTGTTTGTCGCGTCATCGGGGTGAATGGCCTCTGTTGCGATGGGGTCATAATCCCCTTCGGCGCTAAGGTAGTTGAGTTGCACGCGTCCCGCGATCTCTGACGTCGGATTACGGGTCAGCGCGACAGACCGGTCCTGTTCGGCATTGATGGCAAGGCACTCATCGTCAAGCCTGTGATCAAGGCGACCATGACGGTTCTTGAAAACCAGCTTTCCGCCACGTTCGACCGCGTCAAACCCGTAGGTAATCATCAGCGGTTGCAGCGCCGCCCGTGCTGACCCGACGTCAGCCACGCTATAGCCGCGCACGATGCCATGAAGTTCAGAGACATCAATATCGCGCAGCCCTGACCGCTGGCAGACCTCGGCCACCACAGTGGCCAGTGACCGGTTGGTGGCCCGCCCGTTCAGCCAATGCCCGCGTGCATGGTTTACACCGTCAGACCAAAGCGACCGGTTGCCGGGGAAAAACGGGTAAGGGCGCGCATCCCACGCCCAGACGTGCATACGGTCCGTCGCCACCATTGGCGCATCATAAAGCTCTGACCGGGGATTGTTGGCCGGATCTGCATAATGGGTTGTGACAGCGCGGATGTATTGCATCTGGATGAAATCATCGCGATTTCCCGTCGAAAAATATGGCAACGAAGACTCGGATGACTTTTCATCAATGAACTTGTTGGGCTGGTTGGTGCCCTTGTCCATCGCCACACAGCCGAACTCTGTAAACCAAATCGGTTTGCTTTGCGGCACCCACGGTGTGCTTTGCGCCTGCCGCACACCGTTGATCCGGTCATGGTGCGGATTGCCCCACCAGCCAGCAAAATCCTTGTAGCGCCAGACCCAGGGCTCACCTGCGCCATCAGTGATCGGCACGCGGCGTTGGGCTGCGCGTGCTTCAGGTGACGGGTAATACCAGTCGTACCCTTCACCACCGGCCACGTTCGTCCGCAGATAATCAAGGTTATAGATACTGCCCGCTTCGCTGTCAGCGTGATCATCTTCATCCCGCCAGTCAGACAATGGCATGTAATTGTCGATCCCGATGAAATCGATGTTCGGGTCGGCCCACAATGGGTCAAGGTGAAAGAATTTGTCGCCGGTCCCGACAGGTTGATAGCCATGATATTCCGACCAGTCGGCCGCATAGCTGATCTTGCACCCTGCCCCGAGAATGGCCCGCACGTCCGCTGCGAGTTGCTGCAGGGCCGCTACGGCAGGAAAGCTGTTCCCCGGCCCCCTGATCTGTGTCAGGCTCCGCATTTCGGATCCGATACAGAAAGCAGACACACCACCTGCCGCCGCACACAGGTGCGCGTAATGCAGGATGAACCGTCGATAACCCCAGTCATTTGGACCTGTATAAAGCACCGCTTCACCGGTCACGGAAAAGTCGCTGACCGCCGCTTGACCCATGAAAGCGTCGATCTCTGCCACTGCCGCCGCTGTTCCGTCCGGCGTGCCCGATTGCGTCGGGGCGAGCGATGTTGTGATGCGGCCACGCCATGGCAATGGGGGTTGCCCTGCAGTCCCTGTCCACGGATTCGGTTTCATGTTGCCTTCCAGTTGCTCCATCAGGATGAACGGATAGAACATAGCAGACAGCCCGCGGTCGTTCATGTCCCTGATCGCTTCGATTACCGACTGGTCTGCTGGTGTGCCGCCATATATCGGCTTGTCATCCTGCTGCGGTACAACAGACGCGCTGTAGCGCGTCTCGCCTCCGACGGTCCATGGCATCCGGCCTGAATCCACCTCGCGCTGCTCGATCTTGGGCTGCACGCTGCATTCACCGCAGCGCAGGTCATCGCCAAACCATGACACAACAACAACAACGGACTTGCAGGCGGGCAGTTCCTGCTCCAGCGCGTTCATTGACACAGTGAAATCTGTGCCGCCCATGGGTGAATTGGTGTTGATCGCCAACCGTTTGCCGAACCCCTGCGACAAGTAAACAGGCGTTGTGGCCAAGGCATATTCGCCCGTGCCCGGGATCAGGGCGACACCCTTGACCAACTGATCAAGGTCAGGTGCGGTTTGTGTAATATCGGCAGGCGTGGGGCGCATCACTTCAAATGTGAATTGCGGGATGCGGTTGCCGAACTGGCCAAGCTCCAAATCTTCAAACACAACGTAACAGGTGCCCCGATAGGCTGGCGTGTTGGCAGCCCCTTCGACCGCGACGATCTTGGGGTCAGGCAATTGGTCTGCCGACCCGGGATAGAACCGCATGTTCAGATCCTCGGGCGACACCTCTGCCCCGTCCGCCCAAATCCGGCCCACACGGGCCACGGGCCCCTCGCCCAGCGCCAGCGCCATACTGACGGAATAGGAATAGCTGGTGACATACGGCTGCGCAGGCGCAGGTGGTGTACCCTTGCCGCCGCCGCCGCCCCCTGTGGTCTGGGTGCGTTCACGAAACTGACTGGCCCAGATCACCTGCCCCGGCACACGCATCCGGCCATAAATCGTCTGAAGATCGGTGCCTTCGCTTGCACCTGTCAAACGAAACCGGTCAACGCGCCCGGTCTCGACCGGCTCACTCCCGCCACCCATCACCTGCTGGTCAATTCGGCGGCCGATAACAGCCCCGGCAGCACGACCAATGGTTGCCATCGACAGCCCCAAAACAGAGCCGCCAACAGAGCCGCCCAGCGCCATGCCTGCGGCAGAAAGTACGATCGTGGCCATCAGATTTATCCTTGTAAAACTTCGAAACGGGCGGCGATACGGCGGCGCCAAGGGGCAGAAAGCGGGCTTTCAACGACCCCATGCCCGGTGTAGGCGTGGACAAATTTCGGATAGGGGTCAGTGGCGGTCAGAATGCCCAAGTGCTTTGCCACCGCCCCGTCACGCATACGGAACAGCAGGATTTGTCCGGGCGCCATCAGTGCCTCGGTCCGGTGCATGTGCCGTGTTGCAGCGGCAAGCAGCACCTCCCGCCCCTGTGGTTCGGCCCAATCGGCGGTGTATGCAGGCACCTGTTCAGGCTCTGCACCGTTGACCTCTTGCCAGATACCCCGGATCAGCCCCAGACAGTCACAGCCAACGCATTTGGTCGCACCCTGATGCAAATAAGGAGTGCCAATCCAGTCGCGCGCGGCAATTGCAAACGGATGCGTCATCGTTTCAGGCTCCCACCCGTGTTGGCGTCATCGGAGCGTGGAACGCTCACCAGCCAATCCTGGCCCGGAATGTCGGGGAAGCCACGAAAGTTCAGCAGGTTGTCGAACTTCTGTTGGCAGGTCTGGGTACGCTTGTCGCAGCCAGCGGTCAGGCGCAGCATGTCACCAGACGCAATCTGTTCGCGAATGGGTTCCCAAAGGGTGATCTGGCGCAGATTATCAATAGTCTGGTCCAGCTTGACCACGCCCTTCAGTCCCTGTGCGGCACCGGACATGACCTCGCAAACGCCGCCTTCGAACCAGCGGTCGTGAAAGCCCGTGACCCCGCCCAACCAAATGACCTGTGCCGCGGTCTGGTCATGGACTGCGGCCTCGAGGTGAAAACCCAACTCACTCAGATCAAACCCACAAGCGACGTCGCCAAGGATGGCACTACAGGTCTTCAGATAAGAACGCCCCTGCGGCAGGTTCAGCGCGTCGGTCTGCCCGCGCAATTCGGCTTGAAAACCGCCCGCGGCACGGGTGATTTCACCGATGGTGCCAGCAAAACGGACCTCGCGCGCCTCAGGGTTGTCCCATTGGACCTGCCAGATCGTGACCTTTGCATCATCATAGCGCCCAGCGGCAATGTCACGTTCGGTAATCGCATCTGACTGCAAAACACCCAGCGCTTCGGTGTTGTTGACGGCTAGGCCGCTGTTACTTGACAGCGCCCGTGCTGACAGGCCTCGGGAGGCCTCAAACGTCATTCCGTCAAACTGCAAGGGTCCGTCATGATCAGTGAACCCTATCGTGACGCCATCGCGCCTTGTGACTGCCCAGCAAGTGCAGACATGCGTGGTGCCGCTGGCCAGATGCGCCTGTAGATCTTGCGCGCTCATACCCTGATCTCCACGATGGGTACGTTAGGGGCTTCGCCTGCCTGAAAGTTCGAGATCGACGTCAGGATCGAATCCGTGTCAAAGCGGACGGGCACATCAAATTCATACCCCGCGCGGATTTCGGCGCTGTCATCAGGCGGATGGGAAAAGGCTAGCGCGCCGGTCTCAATGTCAAGCGCGTAATCCACGCCTTCAACCACCGGGTCGCCACCGACAGTCAGAATCACCGTACCCGCGACAGGCTTGGTAATTGGACGTACATAGGTCGTCTCACCCGAGCGATAGGATTTCGTCAGTTGAAATGCTGCGTTGACCTCATCGCCCACGCCGATCAATTGATCTGTGGCGGAAATAGCCTGTGATGGCAGGCTGGATTTATAGTCGCTCCAGTCCTTCCAGCGAAATCCGATCAACTGGCCCTGCCGCGCCTCGAAAAACGAAATCAACGCCTCGACATCATCCAGCGACCGCAAGCCAAATCCCGCATCATATCGCCTGCGGGCATGGGCCCAAGGCGTATTGCGCTCTTCGTAGCCGCTGGCAAGCGTGACAATATCGGTGCGCCTTTGCGGCCCACCGACTGAGCCAAAGCTGAGTGATGCAGGAAACCTGACCTCGTGAAATGCCATTGCTTTGTCCCTCTAACGATTGCGTTGACTGCGCCCAAGCGCCCGTGACATCTGGGTGGCGATCTGGCCCTGACTGCGTTGAAAACTTTGCGCATCCGGCGTGCTGATGTTCATATTCACGGTGATTGCGCCGCTCCCTTGTGTGCGGACCCCAAGGCGACCGTCAGCACCGCGTGACAGTGGCATGATCGCCTCTGGCCCCGCCTCGCCCATCAGTCCTGTGCCGCCCGCCATAGGGAACGTTGTCGGCCCGCCAACAACACCGCCCTTGGCAAAAGGCATCACCCGGCCTTGCGAAAACGGGGCGCCCGCCGCAAAAGGCATCATGCCCGATACGGCCGCATTCAGCCCGTCCGACAACATACCGCCCAAATGATCCGTGACCGGACGGGTGGCGGCAGAATAGGCCGTGTTGATCATTGCATTGGCCAGCCCACTCAATGCATCCGACAGTTTCACGCCATCCAGCAGCAAACCGTCAAACGCACGTTTCAGCCCCCCTGAAAACCCACGCTCCAGATTGCCCAGATCACGGGTAGTATTGCCCAACGATCCTTGCACATCACGCAACTGGTCATCAAAGGCCGCCGTCATCGCCGTGGCATCACCCAGACTGCGCTCCAGCCCGCTGATATCGCTCTCCAGCGTATCAAGCCGATCAATCTCATCCATTCTTCACATCCTCTTGTCGATCAGGATAGGCCTGCTCCAACTCACCAAGCCGCTTGCGCCCCATTGGTGATCTTGCTTCGGTCTGGCCCAGCATAAGCTGCAATTCGGCCGGCGTGAGCGCCCAGAAATCCGCCGGTTTCAGGCGCAGCCCATGCATCCCCGCCAGCATCAGACGCGGCCAATCCAGCCCGTTCATATTGGCGGGGTGAAGGCGCGGGCCAGCATCAACGCGGCCGCTTTAGCTGCCTCCACAGGCCCGCCTTCAATCTTTGCGGTCATCAGATCGTCGCTGTTGCCTGTCCATCCGCCGCCATGCAGCCCGGCAATGACAACAGCCATCACATCCCGACTGGAAAAGGCGCTGGTCTCGAAGCGGCGGATCAGGTCGATCAGTGACTCGTCGCCCAGTCCCGTTTCCAACGCTGCCAGGGCACCAAGGGTCAATTTGCAGTCAAAGGCCTGACCATCAATGGTGAGCGACACTTCCCCCGTCATGGGATTGGTCATCACGCAAAAGCCGTGAACACAAGTGCACCCGCCGAAGCAAGCGCCAGTTCGTAAGTCGCCTCGCCATTATATGACCCGGCATACTCGATCGACGTGATCTGAAATTGGCCTTCGACAATACCAAAGTCCGGAATGACGACCTGGAAATTGGGCGTCTCGCCATCAAAGAAAATCTGCCGGGCGCGTTCGTCGGTTGCATCATCCTTAAAGACACCCGAACCCGAAATGCTCGCCGTCTTGACACCTGCGCCCCCCAGTAACTGCCGCCAGCCACCCGCACTTTCAAGACTGGTCACATCAACGCTTTCCGCATTGAAGCTGATCCGGGTTGCGCGCAGTCCCGCAGCTGTTTCAAATTGTCCATCACCGGTCATGTCGATTTTGATCAACAAATCTTTACCATTTTGGGCCACCATTGGCTTGTCTCCTTTCAGGAATCAGGTGTCGTCCGCAACGCGGGCACGAAAAGTCAGATTGATCTGGCGAACATCGCCAGACCCTACGCGGGCGGCTTTCGCCTTGTAGAAATTCAGGGACACAAGACGCCCCCTGTTCAACTGCAACGGTGCATCCACCAGCACATCAGACACAGCAGCAGCAGCGACTTTGGCAGAGGCAAAGCCGGCTGTTTCAGTGACGACCGTAATCATGAATTCAAAAAGCGCACCGCCGCCGGTCTTGTCGGACGCATCGCGCGCGCTTTCGGTCCCCAACACAACATAAAGTGGTGGCAGTGGACCACTGGGCAGCGCATCATAGATCGCATCACCGACCAAAGCGATGAGCCCGGGATCATTCGACATCTGTTGAAAGACGGCCAACTGTAGCGCCGCGGAGGTACCATAACTCATGACGCGGTCTCCTCTTGAGTATAGCAGGTCAGGAACTGGCCATATGCATCATGTTCGCCGACAGCATCGATTTTCCAGATACGTTCACCGTCGCGAAATCTTTGGCCCGCGACGGGTCGCGACGGTGAACCATAGGGCGACGCGCGGACAATGATCCGGTAAGGCACACGCGACACGGTCGCGGCAAAACTTGCCCTTTCACGGCCCGACCCCGCCTTGAGCTGGGCCCAGAGAAAGCCCAGTGTCTGCCATTCATGGGTGTAGCCACCTGCCCCGTCGGAGACCTGCAAAGGGGCTTCCAAGGTCAGTGATCTGGTCAACAGCGGTCGCTTCATGACCGGCTCCCCATCAGCAGGCGGACTGTACGATAGCGTTCAATCAGCGCCGATACCTCGTAGGGCATGGCTGGCACACCGCGTGTCAGGTCGTGGCGATAGTCGTAAAAATGTGCGCCAAGCATCAGCACTGCCTGCCCCAGATCAGACGGCAGGTCCGACCATTCGGGGCCGAAACCCGCAAGCAAGCGGATACGGACCGATCCATTGGATGGGATAGGGGGAAGCAGACCAGATGTCGGCTTTAGAAGGGGACGTTGCAGGTCAGGTTGCAAGACCCATGCGTCATCGTTTGCCAATGCTTCTTCGCCGCGCGGGTCCAACAGCACCATGGACACAATCGCATTGACCGGGGCAACAGGCAGCGGCTGGCGTTCACGATCCCGCCAATCTGACAGCGTCCAGCTAAACTCGCGTTCGATCAGGATCTTGCCGGTCCGCGCCTCAATGGCGGCCATTGCGGCCCGCAGATAGCTCTCCAGAACCGGGTTTTCGTCTCCATCATTGGCGAAGCCCGTGCCAAGGCGCAAATGGTCTTTGAATTGTGTGACCGGCAGCGCCGACTGCGGCACGGGGGTCTCTTCGACTAATATCATGGATCTACTCCGAAAATCTCTGATCTTTCTGCCGCTCAAGATCGCAAAACTATTGGGATCCCGGATGCACACCTCCCGCATTGCTCGGACGGAAGGGAGCAGCTAGACAACGCGGGATTGTCGTCGTGTGCATCCGGGAGTAAGGGCGCCATCCCCGTGGAACCGCGCCCCTTCGCGCCAGCGTTAGCTGGTGGCGAATTTCAAAAGCTTGATCGCAGCAAAATCGCTGACCGCACCGCCGACCCGCTTGGTCGCATAGAACAGCACATGCGGCTTGGCAGAGAAGGGATCGCGCAAAACCCGCAGATCAGGGCGTTCGGCAACGGTGTAGCCTGCGTTGAAGTCACCAAAGGCGATGCCATAGGTATCGTTGGCGATGTCAGGCATATCTTCGGCGATCAACACACGGTAGCCCATCAAACGGGCTGGTTCGCCAACTGCCAGGCCGTCAACCCACACAAAGCGTCCGTCATTGTCTTTGAGCTTGCGAACATGGCCCGCTGTCTTGGAGTTCATGACAAATGTGCCGTTGGCGCGGTATTCAGCGCCCACCGAATATACCAGATCGACAATCGCATCAGCGCGCGTGATGCCACCAGCGGTGCCGGAAGGCACATAACCGATCGAGCCCCACTCCCAGCTGTCATCGGCAACGGCAGGGTAATGCAAAATGCCCGTGGGTTTGTCCACGCCATCACCGCTGATAAAAGCACCTGCTTCAGAGCGTGCAAACTTGTCGGCAATACGCGTCGCAAGCCATCCCTCGATGTCAAAGGCGCTGTCGTCCAACAGACGTTGCGACGCCTTTGGCAAAGCCGACAATTCATGCAGCGGAATCGTAATCCGTTCGATCTGCGGTGTGTCAGTTTCCGTGATGGTGCTGGTCTCGGTGGCCCAGCCGGCCCCCAGTTCGGAATGGTCCACCAGCACATCGTAGGAAGTCGCATCGACATTCACCACATTGGCAATGGCACGGATCGATGCGGTCGAGCTTAGCGTGCTCTGGATCGCATCTGCGGTTTGCGGGTCCACCAGATAGCCACCATCGGCTGCAATTGTCGTTGCAAGCGCCTTGCCTTCAATTTCGAGCCCGCGAAGCGCATCATCGTCGCCCGACCGCACATATGCAGCAAAGGCTTTCTGATGCGGCGCATCTTGTGCGGCCGCTGCGGCAAGCGCGGGGCGGGCATGTGTCATCGTCTTTCGATCCAGCTTGTTCATCCGGTCATCCTGTTTTTGAAGTTTGGCATTCACGCCGTGGGAAAACTCTTTGAAATCGCTCATGAACCCGGCAATCGCAGCGTTCAGGGCATGGGCAGGAGACACATCTTCCCCGGCCCGAGACTTGGTCTCAGTCTTGGTCATCAATCAGTCCTTTTGATTGTCGGTTTCGGGGTTAGGTTGGCCCCATCAACAGGCGCGCATTCTCAAAAGCGGCGGCCAGATCACGCAACATGACAACGTCCGGGTCATCACCCTTGGCACCCACGCGCGCACTCGGAAGCATGGGAAAAGTCACAAGTGACACCTCCCAAAGCTCCAGTTCCGATAAAAGGCGTCCGCCTTTGTCATCCTTGCGGGATTTGACGGTGCGATAGCCAATCGACAAGCCATCAATCGCGCCCGCATTGATCAGTGATGCCGCCTCTCGGCCCTTGGCCACATCGGTCAGCAAGCGGCCTTTGACCCACAGGCCCTTGCTATCTTCGCGCACTTCGTCCCAGACCCCGATTGGCTGGGTCGGGTCGTGTTGCCAAAGCATCTTGATACCCCGCTTTTGGGCAAGCGATGTTTTATAGGCGCCTGACTCGACGATATCTCCACCCTGGTCCGACTGACCAAACAAGGACGCGTAGCCACTGATGACGGTGCCGTCTGTGACCGTGACTTCAGCACCCAGCTGACAAAACTTATGCTCTAGGTTCATTGGGAACTCCTGCTGAGTATTTCCACGATTTCAAAGACAAGCAAACTTCCGCAAGCACAGACAATGATCCAGACTTGCCATTCCAAGCGTGTGACGACCGACTCAATCTGGCCAAGGCGCAGATCGACCTGCGCAAACCAGAAATGCGATGCGGGGGGGCTGTCTTGCGGTCTGGGTTTGCCAGTGAGATCGACAACCTTGTTCTCTTTACTGTCCATCGCCGACCTCCAACGCGGGCAGGCCAAGCAGTGACCGCTTTTCTGCCGCCGTCAGAAAATCTGCGTCGCTGACACGGCGCCACTGGGCGTCGCGCTCAATCGACAGGGCCGGGATCTGGTCAAGATCGGGGCGCAGAAAAATCGCTTCATTGGTGTAGTCCGACAACCAATCGGCAATCGCACTGACAACGCGGGTCGCCAAAGGCAGGACCGTCAAACGATAGAATGCGCGGTTCGCTTCTTGGTAATTGGAATAGGTGGCGTCGCCGGGAATACCCAGCAACATCGGCGGCACACCAAAGGCAATGGCGATTTCGCGGGCCGCAGCTTCCTTTGTTTTCTGGAATTCCATATCGGACGGCGAAAAACCCATCGGCTTCCAGTCCAACCCACCTTCCAGCAGCATCGGACGGCCCGCGTTGCGCGCACCCTGATGCTGGGTTTCCATCTCATCAAGCAACCGATCATATTGGTCGGCGCTCAAAGATGCCTGACCGTCGGCCCCCCGATATACGATGGCTCCAGATGGGCGCGCCGCATTGTCCAGCAATGCCTTCGACCAACGAGATGCCGAATTATGCACATCAATCGCATTGGCTGCCGCCTGCAAAGGGGACAAACCATAGTGATCGTCTTGTGGATGAAAGCTTTTAATATGGCAGATAGGGCTTTGATCGTTGGTAACGTCGAACCGGTGTTTCCGTCCGTTCACCTGATATTCGTAACCTGCGGGCCATCCATCGGGGCCGGGCACAATCAACATCCGGTCAGAGCGCAAGACATGCAACTCGACCGGCAAATCCTCTTCGCCAACGGCCTCCAGATAGCCATTCCCGGTCAGCAAAATCTGGCCGTAAAGCGCCTCCAGCAGCTCCGCACGCCCCTGCCCTGCATTGGGACGGGCCAGCAGGGCCTGCACCGGATGCGCATCATATCGGCGGTCTGCATCCTGCAAGACGACCGGCAGGGCCGCTGCGGCCTCTGCGATCAGCTTGACGACGCGAAAGCCGATGGGATTGCCAGTGAAGCCGGTACGGGTCAGTGACACCACATCGCGTGGGCTCCAGGCGACGCGCCCGCTGCCGCTCATCGCTTTCACGCGACCCGCAGCCGAGGCTTTCACCTCAACCGCTTCGGGCTTCGACCTGGCGCGATTTAGAAAATCAAACATTCAGTACTCCTCGGTGGCAACCATCAGTCTTGTTCGGCTGATGATCGTCTGCGATCCATGAAAGGTAATTTGACCTGAATAGTTTACGAAGTTGCGAGGGGTGCGTACGCACCCCCACGCAACACCCTCAAAGCCCGCGTATACTGGGGCGAAGCCACTTCTGGGCTGGCTCGATCATCAGATCCTGTAACGCCCAGACAAGCGCATCCAGCCGATCTGGCGATCCCTTTCCGGCAAAGCCGGATGTGGTCATCTGGCACATCTGATCCTCAAGCACGCCCAAACCACGGGCATGAAAGACCCGCCCCTGTTCATAAAGAGCGGCAACAGGTTCCGCCCTGACAGATTTACCCCGGGTCGCATGGACCGCACGAAACGACACCTGCGGATCGATCTGGCGGATCACCGCCTCAACCATATCCCCGCCCATGTTCACTTCGGCAACCAGCCGTTCAGCACCATGGCGTTTCATCGCCTCGATTGCCGCCCGCGCCCAGATCGACGGTTTGGCGGCATGCACCGTTGCGTCCTCAAGCACATACGCAGTCCATTCGCCAACATCACCGGTCATGTCCACGCCAGCAACGATGATCCCGCAATCGTCAGAATTCGTCTTTGACTTCCCCGGTGGATCGACCGCGACAACAACGCGCGACAGCTTCGGTATTTCGGCGCGCTGACAAGCAGCCATCTGACCAGAGAGCCAAAGGGCATTCTCTGCATCTTCAAGCAATACACCCTCTAACTCCTGACGGCCAAGGGACGTGCCACCATAGCGTGACTGCACTTCCAACAGAAAGCTCTTGGCCAGATTTGCCCGGTTCGCTGTTGTCGGGGCATGCGTGACTACGGTGGTATCGAGGTCCAGCAAATCGCGCAAAACGCCGACCCGGCGGGGCGTGGTCGTCACACAGGCGCGTGGATCGTCACCCAGTCGCAAGCTGAATTGCAGCATATCCCAGGCGTCTCTGCCGCGCGGCCATTTGGCCAACTCGTCCGCCCAGGCAGCATCGAATTGCGGTCCGCGCAGGCTTTCGGGATCGAATGCAGAAAAGGTCTGTGCAATTGCACCATTTGGCCATTCAAGCATCCGCCTGCTGGCACGCCAGACAGGCAACTGGTCGGGCGGACAAACAGCCAGTAAGCCGCTTTCACCAAAGACCATGACTTCGCGGGCCTGATCCAGGGTTTCACCAACAAGCGCCACACGGCGCGCTGCGCCGTGTTTGTCCGCCGTGACGCCCTCAACCATGGCGCGTACCCATTCGGATCCTGCCCGCGTTTTACCTGCGCCGCGCCCGCCCATGACCACCCATGACCGCCAGTCGCCCAACGGGGGCAACTGGTGCGGCATGGCCCAGAATTCAAACAGATAAGGCAAGGCTGCCAATTCAGTTGGAGTCAGCTTCGCCAGAAATACCGCCTGTTGCGAGGGTGTCGCGGAGGCGATCAAGTTTGCGCCCGATTTCAGCCCGGATGGTTCTGAAGTCGACGGTTTCTTCTTCAGTATCACTCCGGTTTTGGTCAT